CACGCGTCACGCAGAAGTTGTTCGATTATAGCATCCCTATCGACACTTTCGTGTGGACACATAAATCTTGTGTGTGTAATGAAGTTGTAGCTTTGAAGCAACGCCATCAATTGGATGATGGTAGTAGGTATACATCAGGTGTCAACCTACGTAGGATGCTTAAGCGCAACATTAAATCGTTCACTCCCGTTTCTTATGAGACAGTCATTAGACATGCTAAGGGAGGCAAGAAACGATTATTGGAGCAAGCCATGGAATCATTGACTATTGAACCTTTGAATGCACGTGATGGAAAAGTACGAATGTTTCTTAAGGATGATAAATCCCATGAAGCCAAATACAGTACACCACGCTGCATACAATATAGGTCAAAACGTTACTGTTTGCCATTGGCTGCTTACCTAATACCATTAGAATCCTATGTTTATTCATGGTTAGATGAAGCTGAAACCCCAATATTCGCCAAGTGTAGAAATCTCACTCAACGTGGCGAGGATATTGATACCAAAATGTCATATTTTCATGACCCAGTTGCAATTAGTTTGGATCACTCTAAGTTTGATTCACATGTCAACATTGAATTACTTAGAGTTGAACATTGGTTCTATTCTAAGTGTTTCAATGATGATCCAAGGCTTAAGTTTCTTTTAGGCTTGCAACTCACTTGTCATGGTTCCACCAAAAACGGCACCAGGTATCGAACCATTGGCACCCGCATGTCGGGTGATCAGAATACAGGTCTCGGCAATTCCATCATCAACTATGTAATGACCCTCGCAATGAAGAAAAGCCTCAATGTTCCAATGCTTATGTACATTGATGGTGATGACTTCATCATATTTGTTGAAAGGTCCAATGGACACTTAATTTCACCAAGTTGGTATGAACAATTTGGCATGGTCACAAAAGTGGACAATACGACAAGTATCATTGAGGAAATAGAATTTTGCCAGTCAAGACCGGTATATAATGGAGTTGGGTACACCATGGTGAGGAATCCACAACGCATGCTGTCAAGATTACAATGGATGGTAGGAAAGAAGCATCCTAAGTACATCTTGAACTACTTAACATCAATAGGACTGTGCATGGTCTCATTGGGGATGGGACTTCCTATAGAACAGTATGTTGGATCCACTTTAGCCAGGCTTGGAGGCCGATATATCCAAACCGACTTGCACCATCGTGCCAAATCTATGAAGATGAAACCCGGTAGAGCTCACATCATTCCTCCGAGTGATAGTGTCCGGGCATCTTATTACGCTGCTTGGGGGATATCCCCTTGTCAACAATTGGAGTTTGAGGCTGCTAGCATCTTGCCTCCACAATTAATAGAACCTACCGATTACGAGCAGTATCCACTGCGTTTCAAATAGTTAACCATGGTCACCAATGGCAATGGAACGAGACCCAAAGGTCGTAACGGTAGAGCCCCTCAGCGTAAAATGAGAACCCTTCCCATGCAAGTTAACACCCGCAACAATGGACAGGCTAGAACTCCACTTCTGCCTGTTGGTGTGAACAACAAAGCAACTATGCCCAAATCCAGTCAAGAGTACATGCTTACTGGAGAAGAAGTAGCCAGAATTATCAATGTCAATGCAGGCTCCACTGCTGGACAAATCATCTATAATGAGCTCATTACACCATTAACCGCTAGGCGTCTTGGCATCCTCTCTAATGCGTGGCAACGCATTGACTGGAAACAAGTGTCATTGCACCTAGTCGCTCTTAATGGCTCATTAGTTCAGAGTGGTTACACTATGGGATTCATTGAGGATCCAGAATTGGCAATACCAACCGCTTCAAGTGAGATAATTCCATTTCTAACAGCACTTCGTGCCACCACAGTCAGACAAAACTGGGTGGAATCTACATCCGGGGTTCAAGTTGCAACTAATGACAAGCCAGAGATGTACACTCAGCCTGGCTCAGACATCCGACGTTATTCACCTGGTAGACTGGTCATTGCTGTTGCCGGCGATGTCACCACACCAGCCACTTTTCAACTCATGTTGCGTTATTCGGTTCGTCTTTATGTTAATCTTGCACTCCCACTTGCTAGTGTCAACAATCCTTTCAATCGCGTTACTGGGTCTTACCCGGTTAGTACTAATGTTTCTGTCACGAACACACAGATCCTTTCATATCCAGGTTTACCTGCTAATGTTGGGAATGGTGCAACAGTTACCACAACTGCTCCAATCGTCGGTATCATTGGACCCGCCTCATCCCCACCCTCTAATTGGGTGCTTTTTGATACGGGTACATCTATATCGCTCACCATAACATCTGGATCCATCATCACCTTCACTACTGGTGGTTCCACCTTTACTCTTGCGCGAATTGATGATGCTGCAGGTCAGTTTAGAGCATTTAATGCTCTCCTGGCACCCACGACTGCGTCACCTCCGACGCTTTATCGTGCTTTTGCCTATGCAATCACATAGTGTGGAAAATAGCTTTGCTGGGGCTCCACACTAATACATGGAAAAATTTTCGAC